GGCACCCATAATTTCCCGATGTCGTTCCACGCGGCTCCGGTAGAATCAGTCAGCGTCGAACCGCTTGTGTATCGCGTCTCGATGTATGCTCGTTTCTCGATTATCTGAGCCTTGAGCGGCGCCGGCAATGAGTTGTACCATGTTGTGTTGATAACATTTTTAAGGTTGCAGACCATCCACGGGGCCGCGTTGGTGGCGTTGCCGTTGTTGATGTCTGTAGTGTTCCATTGCACCGGCGTCGGGTAGCAGTCCTTCGAAATGAAATCTATATGATGCCCGGTCTCCACGTCATTCGCTCGGTAATACGTATCGATTCCGGCGATTTGGGCCTTAATTGCGTTCCCGCCCATAGAAAACGGTATATAGTCCCCGATGTTTAGGCCGTTATAATCAGCCGCCGTGATACGGGCCTTTATCCATGCCCACGGGTCATTGCTGTAGGTGGCTATTTCGTCCGCGAACTTGGTGGTAAGGTCAATCCCTTCATAGATCCTGTTCATGTCATTAAACAGGCAATCTATATTGTCGTCGGCTGTATCGGCCTTGGCTTTTAGGTATTGTGTGCGGTTAGCAAGGTCTTGGGCCTGTAAATTAGCTACGGCCAGCGGCCCGCCGCCAACAGAATCGCCAACCTCTATCTGTAGCACATTGTCTTCCCATACGGGACTTTCAGTTATATTTCCCATGTCTATTCCCCCTCGGTAAAATTAAAATTGTATCTGCCAAAATCCACGGATAGCGTCTATGTCTGTTTTAACAAAAGCCGCGGCCCTGACAATTCTCGAAAAGAGCGTGCCATCCGCGCAAAATAGCCCGTATTCGCGGATAGCGAGTCCGTTTCCGGTCGCCTTGTCAAAGTTGAAGTGGAACTGGACGATATTAGGCGCGTCGAACAAAGAGCCGTCCTCGGCTTCTAGCCCGGTCGCAATCCGTGTTTCGCCTATAGATACGGTTACACTTCCGGTTAAGACGGTATCTTCGGCCGCCGGCGGGTCGGCTCCCTCTCCTATACCTACGGTTGCGATGTGTTTGCCGGCCCCGTTGTTGCCGAGTAAGTGTGCAAGGGCCGCCTTGCCTCCGTTGACAATAAGATTGTCAACGGTCTCGCTGGAAAGGAGTACCCCGTCCCTGTATATTTTTATGACCATTTGTCCTTTGGGCCGGGCGCTGTCGCTAATTTGAATCATAAGTAATACACCTCCGAGCCTTGATATTGCGTGCCGTACAATACGGTATTGTCGTAGTAAAGTTCTCTGGTGATATAGACCGAAACGCCGTCTTCTGTGTCCGGCACGGTGTCGGTCATGGAGTTTTGTATTTCAAATCCCATTTTTTCGGTATGCCGGAACACCCCGTACTGTGGAACTTCGTGCGCTGTGAGGCCGTAAACGGCCCCGGTATCGCCGTATTTTGTTTCGCCCCCGTAAGCCAAATATGAAAAAGGCGACATTGCGTAAGAAAATCCAATGTCTCCGTAATGATGATTCCCGCCGTACAACTGGTTCATGACCTCGGAATAGAGTAGCCCGCTTCCGTAAACCGTATCTATCCACGGGTACTTGTCGGCCGGGATATGGACGTGCTCGGTCGTAATACTTTCTTCCGGCGCGCTGGCGTCTGCAAACCGTCCGTATAACTGGTATTCCAGTATTTCCGCGTGGTAAGGCTTCACGTAAGCCAACAATCTTCTGATGTTCTCCATGTCCTCGGTGCTCAGGAGCTCTCCGCTCGGCGTGGATAGCGCCAACGTGAAATAATGAGTGCGTGAGTTCAGCCACACCCCAGCCCCGGCGTCGTAAACCGGCGCTTCTGTCGGCCTCTCTGTCGTGTAGTTTCCACCTCCGTCCCGCCAGTAAGTATCTACATGGACTTGTGTCAGCCCTACTTTTTCAAGCAAAGTTACAACGCTTGCCTCGGTCCCCTTCATCCGTAAAATTGTCGGCCATGCCTTTATCTGGCCCCGCCATTTTCTCGGGTCGTTGCCGATAAGCGGGCAGTTTATCATGGCGGCCAAGTAAGGTAAATAATCTTCCGGGCAAGTGTTTACATCAATAAGCGCGGTTAAACCCTTGTACCGGTCGCGGATATAATCAAGCTCCGGCTCCAAGCATTCGATGTAACCAATAAGCTCGTTCCGCCCCGTGTGGTACATGTAGGGGAAAAGCTCTGTAAGTATCCCACTCATGACCTATACCTGCGTTGAGTATGTCAGCGAGACAGCGCCTAGGGTAAGGACCGAGCTGTCGCCCGGCGTAATAGTCGCAAGCGGGCTTGAAAGTTCCACGTAGTCAACCCCTTCGGCCCCCTCGATTGCGCTGTACAGGTCGGAAATCCTCATAGCCTGCCCCATCTGCCGTATCTCCGGGTCGAAAAGCCCTTCCAGCGCGGCTGTAACCTTTGGTGCGACGGTGCTCTCTCTGAATCCGGGCATCATCTTTATATTCCCGCTGATGTCAACCGGCACAATAACCCCGTCGTCAACCTCTATCCAGTCGGTAAGCATCTTGTATTGGGAAATGTTCTCGCATAGCGCGTCCTTTAATGCTTGCGACGCGATAGCAAGCCCGCCTCCCGCTGAATACGCCAAAACATATAGGGTGATGACGTTAGCGGCCCCCGTCTGTTCAGTAACAACGGCCCTGCATTTTGCAATCCGGCCTGCGTCCCCGCCGTCAAACGCAATAGCCCGTGTTTCGTAATCGTTCTGCGTAACGCACCTGTCTTGCGTCTCGTAGTATTTCGGCGCCCAGTTTTTGATATGTGTCAGGGATTCTTGGTCGGCGCCCCCTGTCGCCGCGCTCGCGTTGGTAGCTGTAACTTGTACCCTGTCGCCCGCCGTATCTGTTGCTACGTCGCGCATTGTTGTGATAGTACCGGCTAAAACATTTCCCGCCGCTCCGGAACAGACGCGGTAAATAATTTCGATGTCTTCGCCTTGGGGCGGGACGGCCCCGTAATCTCCGTCCCCGAAAGCTATTTGGGCAGTTCCGTCCGAGTTAAGCGTAGCCTTGTACGCGCGTGAATCGGCTTCTTGTTCAAAAAGTGAATCTACCGGCTCCCAAGCAACTCCGCCGACATAAACAGCGGTGATAGCAACAATCCCCTGTCGGTCGATAAAATAAGATTGTCCGGCGTCCCCGGAAGAAGTCCCCAAGAACTCGCTGTAAGTTATTCCCTGCCTTGCGCCGCCTGTTGCTGATGTGTTCCCGGCCGAAATAACCACGTTGTCTATAAGCTCGAACACAACACCTTCTTGTGTCGCTATCTGCGTGCCTGCCGGGATTGTAACGTCGCGTGCCCTTGCCTCGTCTATGGAAAAGGTAATATCTGCCATCGCGGGACTTGCCCCGGCTACGCGGTATCCGATGGCCGCCGCGATGTTTATGACGTTTTGTCTTTCGGTCGCCGTGGCAAGGTATGTCTCGAGCGCCTGCCGGTCGCCGTAGAACAGCAACGTATCGCATAAATATCCAAAAACTTCGAGTATAACAACTCCCAAGTTGTCCTCGTAAAAGTCGTTCCATGTATCCGGGTACTTGGCTTTAATCCGACTGGCGCAGTCTTTAATAATGGATTCATAATCCCTCGCCATATAATTGAATCGTTTAAGCTCGCTCACATTGTTACACCTCCCGCCCTGTTGTAAGTCAAGTCAACGACCTGTTCTTCCGGGTTGAGCTCCGTCCGATAGACCAGCTTTATTGTCAGCGTGCCCTCGGTCGTGTTTTGGGAGAACGACGCCGACACGAAAATGGCTCTCGGCTCCCATATCCGAATCGCATCTGCAATTTCGGCCCGTAAAAATTGGACGGTCGGCGCGTCCAGCGGCTCGTGGATATACTCCCAAATTCTGGTGCCAAAAAGGGGGAGCATAACTCGCTCACCCCGCCTCGTTCCCAGTATTTGAATAATGTTTCCTTTAATCAAATCTTCGTTGGTGCTTGTTTTAAAAAGCCCCTTATCCCCGGCAATAGCCGGGTATCCCATTCCAATGAGCATGAGGGCGGCCCCCTTCGGTTTAACTTATAAGTTAATTCGCAAAGACATTCCCTGACCCAGTCGCTACGACCGAGCCGCAGGCCACAGGGTCGCCGATTCTCCCGCCCTGTCTATTGTTGACGTAAACATTAGGGCTCCCGGCCGCCAACACCGATGCGTGGCATTCGGGTATGGACGGGCAACAATGCACGGCCCATGCGTCGCCTTGTCTGTGCCATGGAATGCCGTTGACGTAGACGTTGCCACTACCTCCAACTGAAGGTCTTGGCGGCCATCATCCGTGGCCGGTGCAAATGTCGCCTAATCTTGTTACGGCCGGCATCTTTATACCTCCTTGTTGAAGTGGATATCCCCCTGCGGAGAATCCATATAAGCGTTTTTGTCTGCTTCAAATCTTATAACTTGTTCGCTTGTTCCGTGTTTAATCCTGATGTATTCCTCTCCCGGCTTATCGCACATGATTATGACGTGCTTGCCGTTCGCGCTCTTTTGTACCTTGTAATAATGCAAGTCTTCCGGCGCAACGCTTTGAAGCTCGGCGGGCAGACCCCCTTTCGGAAACCAAACACCGGTCCATACGGGGCAAGCGGGGTCGGGCTCCCCGTCGTTCCAAAGGAACTCGACCCACACGCATGCCCCCTTCTCGGGGAGAGAGAAGTCTCCGCAATCAGGGCTCCCGCCGGCAGTAAAACAGGGCCACGCCCACGGTATAAGTTCTGCCGGCTGTTGGCCCCATGCGGCGTCAACTCTCGCTTTTATTCTCCCCAGTTTTTCCGGGTCGGCGTTATCTATAACAATGCCCCTGTGTTTTCCTGCCAGTTCAAGCCCCATTGCTTATTCACCTTCTTTTTTCAAATCTACGGTAATTGTGTTCTTCTTGTCGCTTGCGGTCGGGGCATTGCTACCGGCTCCCGCTTCCTTATTCGTGTTGGCTCCGGCGCTCTTGCTGTCGGACTTTTTGCCGATGTCTTTTTTGGTGGCCTCAATATCGCAAGTGTATCCGTTGTCATCAATAATGTGCCGCACGCTCACGATTTTCCAATCCCCGGAAAATTTCTTTCCTATATTGTCAATCGTAATGGTCATGCCGGCGCATAGGTACGGCAGGCCGATTGTTTCAATATCCGCCTTTATTGCATCTTTGACCGAGCTCCCGGCCTTTCGTTTTGCCGCATTTTCAGCCTCTTTTGCCGTTTCGGCCGTGGATACTGCAACGGCACCCGTTTCGTCGTGTTTCGAGTCCCTCTTCGTTTCTCTTTTTTCGCTCCCGTCCTTCATGTTGACGAGATATTTACTTTGGGACGCGTCGCTTTTTGGAGCAAAGGGCTTGCCGGTGGCGGGGTCAATGCCGGGCGCTGTCGTCTCGGATGCCGCGCCCTTGCCCTGCTCGGCATCGCTCTTGATTTGCATGTTCTTTAAATATCCGTCCGGTTCCGCCCGGTATATAAACTTGACCACCGCACCGCCGTCGGCCGCCGGAGCAAAGGATAGCTCTGTGTTTTTGATTTTGAGTACGCACCCAACCTCGTCCGCAAGTTTTAAAAGAAATTCCATGTCGTTCTTTCCGCCCTGCGATACAAAGGCCCTCGGCGGGTCGTCCGGTATTTGGACAACAGGCTTGAGTTTATGTTTCCCTGCGATGTCCTTAACGATGTCAGCAACGGTCTTATTTTTCCAAACGGTCCTTGCGGCCCTCCCTGTTAGGTTGTGTCCCTTGTCGTAAGCAACAATGGTGATTGTGGGGTCGCCGCCATCCGGGAAGTCGTATTCAATCTCCTTGATGGTGCAAGTCCTTATCTCGGAAAGGTTGTTCACATATCCCCACTTGGCCTTAATCTCTTTTCCCTCTTGTAACATTGGGTCGTCGATGTGAACCATTTCCGCGTCGAGAATCGTCAACCTCAGTTCGTCCATCTTGTCGGTAACGTCTTCGTAAGAGAAATTGATAATGTCGTCCGAAATGTCCTTGGCGACCTCTTTGTTCTCTATAGTGATATACAGGACGGGCTCGTATATGTTTATACTCATGGCAGAACCTTCATATAGACGACATCTTTCGACGGTATCCGTAAAATTCTACCGGGAGTAAGGTATGTCGGGTCGGTAATGTTATTTGCCTCGGCGATTATCCACCAAAGCCGCACATCGCCGTAATACCTGTAGGAAATAAGGTCAATTCTTCTCACTTCTGATTCTGTTACCCGGTGGAATCGGTCGTTGGGTGATTCAGGTATCTCCACCGGCGGCCTTGTTCCAAAGTATTCACCGCTCGCTCCGCTGTATGCCGTTGCATATCGGTATCGGTTGCGGAAATCAATCTCCATTAGTTCCCCACCTCCGCCCTGCCGCGGCTTGTCTCGACATATTCCTCCATAGTTATTGATAGTTCAGCCGCTATACATTTCAAATCGGCGTCAAAAAGCCTGCCGAGTACGTCAAGGTTGGTCATGACCCACTTTTCGTTCAGCCAGTTATTGCCGAACGAAAGTAATATCCGGTGCGGCCCCCGTTTCAGCTTATTATTTTCGTACTCCGGGTAAAGCCATGCCCGCATTTTTTTGATAGCCGCCTCCACGTTATCCTCCATTCCGTAATGCAACCTCAAAACGAAAGAAATTGAGCGCGTCCCGCCGCACGTAAACTGTCGTTTAGGCCCACTCATGCCGGGTATCGAGTGCAATGCGTAGTCCGTGCTGTCGCTGTCGAGGATTGTTTCCGGATTGCAAGAGAAATTGACGCGGTCGCCCCCGTCAAAATCGATAAGAGCGCCCGCCTGTTCTGTTCTTTCGGCCATTAGCGAGTCCTCCCTTTCCGTTTATCTTCCTTCGCGTTGTAGTCAGCTACAGCCTTTCCGACCTT